GGCTCTGGTTGCGCCCGCACCGCTGGGGTGGGTGGAAGCGAGAAGATACTTGGCTAAACATGTATCTGGACGCCGATCCGATGCCGATCGGCATCTTAGCCAATCGTTGCGAGCGATGCCGACGTATCAAGCTACGTGAAATATATGGCGCGTCACCCCGGCAGGAGGAAGGCAAATGAGGCTGTATCACATTCGCTGCGGCTCGCTGCGCCGACGAAACATTTGGGCGAGGACCGCGAAGCAGGCATTTCGCAAGGCGCTGAAGCCGTCGAGTTGTTTAGCCAAGCTCGTGGCGGTTCGGTATCGAACGCAGTCTGTAAATCGTGGCGTCCGGGGGCGCCTCAGCGATTGGACGCCGTGGTTCTATCAGGATGTCAGGTGCTTTGTGCGTGTGCTGCACGATCCAATGAGGCGGCCGTGAGAGCGTCACCCCGGCAGGAGGAGCAAGAAGATGAGACGGCCATCCGACCCACGCCTTGACCGCGTGGACCCCGGACACACCTACGCCGTAGGTCCGCGAGGCGTGCGGAAGGTCTCAAATCGTGGAGCGCCGGATATCGTGGTCTGTCGGCGCGTGACCGATTTCATGAGTGGACTCCCCGATGGCGCGGCGACAGCGCCATGCACGGCCTGCGGCGAAGTGATTGCGTACGACCCAGCCACCCCGCGGTCGTCGCTCGCGCCGCGAGTCTGTTTTCAATGCGCGGGATTTGATGCGTTGCCGATTGGGTCCTGATGCCTGATCTGACCGCCGACGATCGCGTCCTGGATCGCCGCATCCCGACCGACTGGGTGCATGTGGATCGCCATCCCCTGCGCGTGGCCGCCTTCGTGAGCGTGCCACCGCAGATCGAAGTCATCCTCAACATCCCGCGTCAATACCGCGACGAATACGATCAGGGCCAGGTCTCGGGCTGCGTGGGCGCCTCGCAGTCGTGGATGATGTCGATCCGCAACCGCAAGCTCTACGACTGGACGCGCCTCTACTACGAAGCCCAAGGCCGGGACGAGTGGGCGGAGACGCCGCCCGAAGGCGGCACCTCGCTCCGCGCGGGCTTCGATGTGTTGCGCCTCATCGGGCATTGGCGGGTGTATGCCGGGAAGACGCGCGCCCCGCGGCTCGAGGAAGGGATCGAGGCCAACCAGTGGGCGCGCAGCATCTACGAAATCCGCGCCTCGATCTATGCGGGCCTGCCCGTGAATTTCGGGATCAACTGGTATCGCCAGTTCTCCTCGCCCGTGAAAAAAGCGCGGCTCGACGATCTGGGGAAGCCGCTCTCGCAGTTCGGGTACCCGCGCTTCGATTACTGGATCGGCGTCTCAGACGTGGACTGGGGCTCCATCGACGGCGGTCATGCGATCACCTGTGTGGGCGTGAGCGATCGCCGGGAAGCCGTGGCCCTGTGCAATACCTGGGGCGAGGCGTATCCCTTCCTCGTGTGGTTGCCCTACCGAAGTGTGGAGCGGTTGTTGAGCGAGGCGGGGGAAGCGGGCGTGATTGTGGATCGCGTGAAAGCGCCGGATGCCGAAAGATAATTTCGTGCGCGGCGGCAGCTTGGTCCGGATCATCGATGGCGATTCCTTCGTCCTCGCGCTCTTTCTGGGCGGGCGCAACAAAGTCAAATTCGAACCCGCGATCCGCGTCGCGGACTACAGCGCCCCCGAGCTCCGGCATGTCGAGGGTCCCGCCTACCGGGATCACGCGCTGAAGCTGCTGCAGGGGGCGATCGCGATCGACACGCAACTCTTCAATCGCATGAGCTTTGAACGAGAGCTGGCCTATGTCTGGGTCGATGATCAGCCATTCGATGTCGTGATGACGGCCGCCGGCTTTCCGAATTTCAAAGAGACGCCCGTGCAGCAGTTGCGCAAGATGGGTGTCGCGGTCCCGGCCAAACTGGATCACGAACCCCGGCGCGCGGCGTCCGATGGCGTCGGGTACGCCGGATCGCGACTGACATGAAGACGCGCCGCATCGCCTTACGCGCCCTCGCCAATGGGCGGCTAGTCTGCGCCGATCTCAATCTGGGTGGCGAGTTCCCCTTAGCCGCGAATCGAGACGCGATCGGCCCGTGGGAAACCTTCGAGGTGATCGAGCTCGACGAAGGCAATGGCAGCGTGGTCGTCGAGCCGCCCCGACCCATTCCTGAGCCCATTCCCCCAACGCCGCCGCCGATTTCACCAAGTCCCGGCGGACCGATCCTTGACCGCGTGGTACGCATCACCGACGAGCAGGACGGCGAGCTGCTGCCGCGCATGTACAGCTACTGGAGCAATGCCGTCATCCTGGGCGATGGGATCTATGTCTTCGCAGGCTCAGCGAGCGGCCTGCCGCGTTTTTTCCGTGTCAGTCGAAGCGGCGAGGTGACGCGGCTGGGGCCGCTGCTGCTCTATCCCGGCACCGCGGAAGGCTGGTACTGGGACGCGCACGGCTGGATCTACCTGCTCCACGGCTCCGAACTCCGGCGCGTCCATCCCTTCACGGGCAATGACCGAGTCGTCTTCTCGATCCGCGAGACGCATCCCGGCTGTCGCTTGTGGCAAGCGCATTCCTCCGAGGATGGGCAGACCCACTCGGCCACGGTCGAGCAGATCGTGGAGGAGGGGCCGTATCCGCGGCTGGGGACGGTCGTCTCCCGCTACGGCGAGCAGCGGTACTTCGCAGCGCGCGGCGCGCTGGACGAATCGCAGATCACCCCCGATGGCGCGTTCCTGATCATCAAGGAAGATGACGACAATCGCATTATCACACTGGAGACGGGCGAGCAGCGGATCATCCGCGAGGCGGATGGCGCCGTGGGGCATTCCGATTGTGGCCCGGGGATCGTGGTGGGCGAATTTTCCCACGGTGACTACGGCGAATGTGTCCTCTGGGATCTGCGCGGGCCGCTGACGTTGTTAGACCATCGGCGCGTGCTGTTCAAGACGTGGAATATGGGGCACCTATCGATCCGGGGCGGGATCTGTCTGCTGAGCAATGCGGAGGGGTTGCACGTCGTCGATCTGGACCGAGGCGGAGTGCGCTTCATCGGCAATCACGGGATGCGGAGCGATGGCACCTACGATACGCAGTGTCGAGCGAATCTCGACCCGACTGGACGGATCGCGTGTTACATGTCGAATCGCGAAGGGCGGATGGACGTGTATCTCGCGCCGGTGCCACGATGAGTCGCGCTTTAGACGATCTCGATCCGCGCTTTCGTCCTCTGGCGATTGAATTGGTCGCACGCGCCATTGAGACGAAGATCCCGGTATTGATTGTGGACACGCTGCGCACAGAAGCCGAGCAAGCCATCAACATTGCCAATGGCGTGAGCTGGACGATGCATTCTAAACATCTGCCGCAGCCGCCGCATGGGCTCTCGCTGGCGATCGATCTCGTTCCCTACGACCTCTTCACGCTGGAGCCCGGCGGCGACAAATTGCAGTGGGATAACGCTCATCCCGCATGGCAGAAGCTGGGCGCGATCGGCGAACGACTCGGATTGCGCTGGGGTGGACGCTGGAAGCAGAAGGATATGGGACATTTTGAGTACGTCGGGCCGAAGAAAGGTCGGAAGAGTGGTTCCATCCGCGCCCGCTCATGAGTGATCTCCTCCCGCATCACACGCGCTGGGATCAGTATTTCGCGGAGGCGTGGGCACGCGTGCCGCAGAATGAGAAGATTTAGCGCGATGGCGTACCCTGAGAGTCATGCGGCCGTACCGTGCTACCGCATCATCCGAAAGGAGAGTCCTTCGTGACTGACAACAGCACCCAGCTAGTAATCGACAAAGCAACGTGGGGCGAAGGGCCGTGGCAGAGCGAACCCGATCGCGCGGAATGGCGGCATGCAGGCCTCCCTTGTCTCGCGTTGCGCAATCAGCACGGCGCATGGTGCGGGTACGTGGCCGTGCCGCCAGGGCATTCGCTCCACGGAAAGCCGTACGACGATGCCGACGTGTCGGTGCATGGCGGGCTGACTTATGCCAATCGGTGTAGCGGGCACATCTGCCACACGCCGCAGCCCGACGACTCGGATGATGTGTGGTGGTTCGGATTCGACTGTCTGCATGGGGGCGACTTCGGCCCGGCGATGCACGCGCGCATGCGCGACCTCGGCTCTCCGTACGCGGATGAGCCGTATGACCATGCCAAGGCGGTGGCCGCGCACTCGTTTTTCGTTGACGTGTATCGCACGCTTGATTACGTGCGCGCGGAGACGAACGCACTCGCCGAGCAACTAGGGGCGCAATGGGGCGGAACCAGCCATGATCTCCCGACGCGGTAGCGCGCACCGTCCAGCGGAGCGGGTCGTACTGTGAATGGGCCACGCGCGAATATATATTCAGATCTGTTGTGATGGCGGATCAGAAACCACCTGAGTTCAAGCCGCTCCCCCCGCATCTGGCGAACCTGCCCGGCGTGTCCTTCAATCGGCCGCCCGATCACCTGATTCTGGACATCTCGCGCGTGGTGAACGACGCCGTCAAGACGTTGGAGGCCAACAAGACGGTGGCCGTGTACTCGATCATCACGGATACGGGCGCGAACGGCGTCTTTGTGGCGAAATTCAACGAGACATGGGCGATTACGGGCTGGTTGGGCAAAGAGTGGGGCTCCAAGGTGACCGGCGGCGCGGTGCTGCGCGCGACGTGGTAAACGGCGTTACACTGGTCGCTGAGCCGTTGTGATCGAGCAGTGGTTATCCGATCCCAGTAAGGTCGGCGCGACCGTCGTGCTGGTCGCGGCGATCGTGGCGCTGCTCCGCGGCATGGTGGTCACGGCCGGGCATCACGCGCAGGTTGTGGCGGCCTTGCAGCTGCAGATCGAGGAACTCAAGAAGGACAAGAAAGAGTTCAAGGATCTGCTGTTCGTCTTCACGGACACGAACGAGCGGGCGCTGGTCGTGGCCGAGAAAACGGTGGCGGGCAAAGTCAGTCGGGAGTGACGCCGATGCTGACCTGGCTGCGGCACTGGCGGGATCGCCGGGACTCGGCGCGCGCGGCGGTCGTGACCGCGCGCCAGCAGGAACGCGACGCCGAGGCGGCGGAACTAGCGGCCTTGCGCAAACGCGCGCACGACCAACGCGCGGCCCTGCATGTGCTGGAGTGGCAGGCCGACGTCAAAGGCCGCCGCACGGGGCGGACGGAGCCGTCGTGAACATGCACGCCTATCCGGTGGAATACCTGTTCCTGCTCACGGCCCTGATCGTGGTCGGGCTGGCCTCGTATCTGCTCCGGATTGCGAGTGACGATGCGGCAGATCTGGTCGCCATGAAAGCCAACGGGCCGCGCAAGCTCACGGCCGACTCCAACATTCAACAGGAATGGTGCCGGGTGACCGAAGGGGCGTTGATGCTGCTGGGGGCCGGCACCAGTCTCTTTCTGGCGCCGCCGCCGCCGTCCAATACGATTCAACCGCAGTATGTCGTCTGGCTGATGATGCTCATCGTGATGGGGGCCGTGAAGGTGTACGCCTCGTGGATGGCGCATGTCGCGAGCACGCGGTTACGGGCGATGACCCCGATTGAGCTGCAGGAAACGGTGCGGGAGTTACCGGCGCCCGCGCCACCCGAGAGCCTCAGCACGGCCGTGGAAGCGGCTCGCGCCGAACATCCCCCCGCCCGGCGCGGCGAGGACAAGGGATGACCCGAGGGCCCCGCTGGCGGCGTCTCGGCCTCTGTCCCCGCTGCCAGCAGCGCGTCGAGCTGCGCGTCAACGGGACCGCCCGCGTGCATGTGCGCTGCTCCAACCTGACCTGTTTGGTCCCGGTGCGCTGTGAAGGCTCAGGGCACGCGGTGGTGAAAGAAACGGGTGTGGTGCGTCAGCCGGACGCGGGATCATGAGGGAGATCCCGCTGCTGAAGGTCTATGTGACGTTGGCCAACGGGCGCCTGGTGGAGTACGAGGTGAGCAATCTGGACTGCCATTTCATCAAGAATGGCCAGCCCTACGAACTCTACTTGACCGATCGGGATGAGTTGCCGATCGCGCGGTTCCGCGCGAACACAGACTGGGTGCGCGTCATCTTTGAAGCGCCGAAGGAGACGACCAGTCAGCCATGACGAACGCCGTGGCGACGCCTGTGAATCAGTGAAGGAGGGGATATGCCCTTGCAGAAAGGCAAAAGCCAGAAGGTCATCAGCGCGAACATTCGCACCGAACTCGCGCACGGCAAACCCCGAGCGCAAGCCGTGGCGATCGCGCTCAATACGGCGAGGAAATCGGGTGCCAAGATCCCCCGTCGGCGTGGCTGACCTGGAGCCCTGTTACCGCGTGCGGGATGTCGCGCGCAAGCTCAGCGTGAGCGTCTGGACCGTGCGCCGGTGGATTCACGACGGCAAGCTGCACGCGCTGCGCCTGCCGAGCGGCCAGTACCGGATTGGCGCCGACGCGCTGGAGCCACGCGCTGTTCCACGCGGCACATAACGTGAGCAGCACGCGGCAGTTGCGGGCACCTGTAGGCAACTACGACAGGCCCTCGCATGATGGGCGGACCCAGCACGGTGGTGGACGCGGTAGCCGAGGGCCGCTGGTACTGTGAATCTGCCACGCGCGTTGCCCTCTGATTCTTTTGATTGAGGAATCAATGCCACGCGGAGGGAAACGACCGGGAGCGGGCCGACGAGCGGGGAGCCGGAACCACACGACGCTCGACAAGGAAGCCGCCCGCGACCATGTGCGCCAGCGGGTCATGGCCGAACTCGACCCTTTGCTTGACGCGCAGTTGGCGAACGCGACCGGCATCGCCCACTTCTTTCTGCGCGACGAAAATGGCCGGTTCGTGCAAATCACCGATGACAAAGCGATTGAAACGGCGCTCAACTCAGGCGATGAAGGCAGCTATTACTGGATTCACACGAAGGATCCGAGCATTCAGGCCTTCACCGATTTGATGAATCGCGCCCTGGACAAGCCGAAAGAGCAGCCGCAGGAACTGGACGTGCACCTCAAAGGCGAAGTCGCGCTCGTCGAGCGGCTGACCCGAGCGAGAAAGCGAGTGAAGGGATGAACCTGCAGGTCGGGGATGAAGTGACGATGGCTGACAAGCCTAGGCGGCGCTGGCGCGTCACCGAGGTGCATGAGCAGCACGGGATCATCGCCTATCAATTGGCCGAGATTGTCGAGACGGCCGACGAAGCGGCCGATCGCGTGCTGGACGGCATCCGGCAAGCCGCACGGGAGGAGCACGCGCGCTGATGCCAGCCACCGCCGTGGACCTCGAGCTCGCCGACGAAGTGGCTGCCTGCTACGCCGACCCGCTGCGTTTCGTGCAGTTCATGTATCCCTGGGGCGAGCCCGGCCCGCTCGAGCAGCACAGTGGCCCCGATCGCTGGCAACAGCAGCTCCTCGAGCGCGTCGGCCAGGCCGTGCGGGACCACGCCTTTGACGGCGTGCATCCGGTGCCCCCGATTCGCGCCGCCGTGTCGAGCGGCCACGGCGTGGGTAAGAGCGCCGAGTCGGCGTGGCTGGTCGACTGGATCATGTCGACTCGGCCCCATGCGCAGGGCACCATCACCGCCAACAGCTTCCCGCAGCTCGAGACCAAAACCTGGGCGGCGGTGCAGTACTGGACAAAGCTCTGTTTGACGGGCCACTGGTTCATCACGACCTCGACGCGCATGTATCACCCGACCTACAAAGACTCGTGGTTCTGCGCGCCGCAGTCGAGCAAGGAAGAGAACAGCGAGGCGTTTGCGGGTCAGCACGCCGTGGGCTCGACGAGCTTCTACATCTTCGATGAAGCCTCAGCCATTCCCGACGGCATCTTTGAAGTGGCCGAAGGCGGGCTGACGGACGGCGAGCCGATGATCTTTCTCTTCGGCAACCCGACGCGCACCTCGGGGGCATTTCACCGTGCGTGCTTCGGGGCGAGTCGCGACCGCTGGCAGCCGATCATCGTGGACAGCCGCGACAGCAAGCTCACCAACAAGGCGCAGCTGGCTGAGTGGATCACCGACTACGGCGAGGATTCCGACTTCGTGCGGGTGCGCGTGCGCGGGTTGCCGCCGACCGCGTCTGACCTCCAGTACATCAGCTCGGCGCTGGTCTACACGGCGCAGAAGCGGCCGGCGGTGGCCTTTGAGGACGATCCGCTCCTCTGCGGGTTGGATGTGGCCCGGGGCGGGAGCGACGATTGCACGTTCCGGTTCCGACGGGGGTTTGACGCGCGGTCCATCCCGCCGATTCGCATCCCCGGGGAGCAGGCCCGCGACTCCATGCGCCTGGTCACCGTCGCCTCCGACATCTTAGGACGGACCTTCGACGGCCGGCCCGTGCATACCCTCTTCATCGATGGCACCGCCATTGGCGGGCCGATCTGCGACCGGCTGAAGCAGCTCGGGCACGGCAACATCGCCGAAGTGCAGTTCGGGGCGCAGGCCCCTGACCCCAAGTATGCGAACATGCGCGCGTTCATGTGGAGCAAGCTCCGCGATTGGCTGGCGCACGGGGCGATTCCCGACGATAGTCGGCTCGAGACGGACCTGACCGCGCCCGGCTATCACCACGACAAGCAGGACCGGTTGGTGCTTGAGTCGAAAGAGGACTTGAAGAAACGCGGCGTGGATTCACCCGATGACGGGGACGCCTTGGCGTTGACCTTTGCAGCGGCGGTGAAGCCGAAGAAGCCGCGACGGAGTGATCTGCCGGCGGCAGGCAGTTGGAACTGGACGTGAGCAATGCCTGTGGACGTTGACACGGTGGCTGCGACCCTGCGCGAGTCATTGGCGGCGCATCAGCAGGCGCGGGACGCGCGCCATCGGAAAGACCTCGCCACAGCCCGTGAACAGCTCCAGCGGGCCTACGACCTCCGCGTCCAAGCGCATGAGGCGGACCCGCAGCACGACGCGCCCATCTGGCGCGAGGAGCAGCAGCACACGCCGACGGGCCGCGACACGCACGCGGACCTGATGGCCTTCTATCAGCAGCAACTCGGGCTTGCCCCCAATCCGCCACCCGTCGTGAGAGGAGAGAGCCGTCATGCCACAGGAGCCACAACCGCCACCGCGCACGCCGACCGCGCCACAGGGATCCCCGAAACCGCCCTCGTCGCCGAACCCGTCGTCGCCGAGCAGCCCGCCCAAAGCACCGCCGCAGCGCCCGTAACGGCACACGCAGAAGCAGAACTTGGCGCGCGTCGTCGGCCCGTGAGTCATCAGAAGCGCCGCGCGCTACCGCGTCGGAAGTCGACGTCGTGAGCGTCGGATGAGAGCCCGCCATGCCTGACCAACCCGCCATCGTGACGGATGCCATCAAGTTCCTGAAGCGTGCGAAAGGCGCCACGCAGCACCAGCGCGACCGGGAACGTGCCGCCTTGCGTTTCCAGGTGCCGGAGCTGCAGTGGGACACCGACTCGCGCGCGGCGCGCGGCCCGACCACCATCGATGGCGTGCAGATTCCCGCGCGCCCCATGCTCGCGATTCCGAAACTCAATCAGCCGATTCAGCTCATCCTCAATCAGGAAAAGGCGGCGCATCTGGGCGTCCATGTCTCGCCGCTCAGCGAAGACGCCGACGACGACACCGCCGAGGTGCAGCAGGATCTCTATCGTCGGGAGGAACAACGCAGCCGGGCGGGCTTGGCGCGGTCATGGGGATTCGACCGCGCCGTCAAAGCGGGCTGGGGGTGCTACCGCATCAATACGGAGTACGACGACGAGAGCGACAACCCCTTCGATCAAAAGATTGTCTGGCAGCGCCTCCTCTACCAGGATGCGGCTTACTTCGACCCGGCGGCGCTCGAGCCGGACTGGTGCGACGGGGAAGAGGCACTCGTCGCCAGCTATGTGCCCAAGAGTCGCTACAAGCGGGAGTATCCGGACTCGGAATTGGCGCACTGTGACGCAGGCGAACTGGCCGCGTTGCTCGACGAGGCGCCCGAATGGGTGACGACCGCGACTGACGAGGACGAGGAAGCGGCGTATCTGGTGGCGGAGTACTTTCGGAAGGAATACACGAAGAAAACGTGGGTCGTGTTGGATGATGGCAGCTTCGCTTATGAGGATGAAATTCCCGAAGGCCGAAAGCTGCATCCCGATCCCAAGGTGTCGAAGAAGCGCAAGATCGCTGTGCCCAAAGTCATGTGGTACAAGATCAACGCTCTTGAGGTGCTCGAACAGGAAGAACTGAACGGCAAGTACATTCCGCTGATTCCCGTCGTCGGGGTGGAGCTCCAACCCTTCGATCAGGAGCGTCGCTGGCAGGGATTGATTGAACCCGGGATGGACGGGCAGAAGCTCTTCAACCACGCCGCCTCATCTGCGGTCGAACTCTCCGCGCTCGAGCCGAAAGCCCCGTTCGATGTGGACCCGCGCGAGATCGAAGGCTACGAAGCCTTCTGGCAGGTCGCCAACGTGCGCAACCTGCCCTACCTGCCGCGGCACAAGTTCCTGGACGGCAAACCCACCGGCGCCTTGCAGCGCATCCAAACCGATGCCGGCAAGCTCGGCCCGGCCATGATGCTGCTGCAACAGGCGGACAACTTCATCCAAGCCTCGACCGCGACTTTCGATCCCTCGCTCGGGCGTCTACCGACCAAGGATCGCAGCGGCATCGCGATTGCGCGACTGCAAGAACAGTCCGACGCGGGCAACTCGCATTTCCTGCACAATCTGGCCACGATTACCATGCCGTACGAAGCCAAGGTCGTGCTGGATCTGATGGGCAAGATTTACGACCGACCCGGGCGTGTGGCGCGATTGCTCGATCAGGAAGACAACGAACGCACGGTTATTCTCAATGCGCCGTTCACCGTGGACGTGAAGACGAAGCGCCCGCGGCGCGTGCAGGTACCAGGGCCGAACGGCCAGTCGGTCTGTCTGGAGTGCGGGGATCCGCGCGTGCCCAAAGAGGCGAAGACCTTCGATCTGCGCAAGGGCAGTTACGGCTCCTCAGTGACCATTGGTAAATCGTGGGAAACCCGACTGCAGGAAGGGTCGAATGAAATCGGCACCATCCTGCAGGGCGACCGCAGCGGCCAGATGATGACGCTGGTCGGGCCGACCTACTTCAAGTTCCGGCGATTTCCCGGCTCGAAAGAAGTCGCCGATGTGCTCAAGAAACTCCGGAGCCAGCAGTATCCGTTTCTCGACCAGAAAGACGGCGAACAGCCCGACGCCGAGCAACTGAAAGCGCAACTCCAAGCCCTGCAGCAGCAAACCCAAATGTTGCAGCAGCAACTGCAGCAGGCCGGGCAGATCATCCAGACCGACCAGGTCAAGCAGCAGGCGCACGTCGCGACCGAACAGGCGAAGGTCGCCGCGTCGATCGAGGCCAAGCGCATCGACGCGAACCTGAAATTGCAGCTTGAGGATATGAAGAACCGCACACAGATCGCGGTCGCCGAAATTGCCGCGATGGCGAAAGGCGTGGCAATCGATCAGGAAGCGTTCCACGACGCGATTGCGCGGGACCACGAGCATCAGCAGGAGGCGGCGCAAGCCGCGGCGGATCGATCCGCTGCGTGGGACATGCAGGAGGAGGCCGCGAAACAGGCTCAGGCGCAGGCGGCGCTCGAACCACAGGCGCCGCCCAATGGCGATCAGGCGTGAGTCAATTCAGGTCGGCGCCTTGCGGTAGGTACGCGGCGAACGGCAACCACGGTTGCTGGCAACCCGCGTGCAGTCCAGCCGACAGCAGCGTCCCGTGATAGCGCCGATGACATTCTTCGCACAGGACGATCAAGTCCGTCGGCCGCTCGTGGCCAAGGCGCGCGTAGGTGCGATGATGCACTTCAAGGTGCCCCCGATGTTCGGGATTCAGCGCGCATTCCCAGCCCGCGCGACGTTTGGCGTCGGTCGCTTTAGCGTGCCATTCGGGTGAGCTGATGTAGGTGGCGTAATCGATCATCAACGCGACTCCTTTCGTAGCGTTGATGCTAAACCCGGTTTTTGCCATGTTCAATCGCAAGTGCACTTTAGTTCCCAACCATTAACGAAGTTAGGGCGAAGCGTTCTGCTACTGAGTGGTATGGAGTGGTATGGTGTAGGCAGCAGTCCGGCGATTAGCGCAAAGAAATCGGCCGAAAACGCTGCGTTTTTCGCTTGACACGCTTTTAGACGGTGCGTGCCGCCATCGCGCGCTGATACTCAATGATCTGCGTCTCGGGGTCCGGTCGTTCCCGTAAGAATCGTTGGAGCAACGCGGGGACGATAACGACATCGATGAACCGTTTCAGCTCATCGTTCATGCTGAGGGATCTTACATGACCCGCCGCACCTTTTTCGGGCTACTGGCAGTATTCTGGACGCGACTGCCCGCCAAGCCCATGTTGGTCTTTACATCGCCGAGCTTCCGGATCTCGTCTTGGATGTACACCACGCATACATGGAGGCTGGCGTCGCTCACAGTTTGCGAACCCGTGCTGCCATACACGATCTCTGAGTACCAACGTCCATGGCCGACCAAGCCCTGAGCAACTCGACGACCTGCGCTTGGACGATGCAAGATGTCCAGCATTTAGTCGGCGTGCTTCAGGACGCGCTCGGCGTGACGATTGAGGACAAAGGCCAAATCCTACTCAACATTTCAGATGGGTTGTACCGCAACGCTGAATTCCGGATTCAAGTGAAAGGGCCGCCGAAGCCCGTCGAAACTGGTTGACAAGAGGCGCGATTGGTTTCTTAATTACAGCAAGCGCGAAGTGACGCGCGTCCGTCGGGTCACCGGCACACACCGAGCCCGGCTCCGTCTTTCCCAACCCTGGGGGAAGTGACGGGGCCGGGCTTTTTGTTTTTCTCAGGTGGCATGGAGCAGCACGTCGAGGTCGACGACTTCACCGTGGAAACGACAGGCGAGAGTGGCGAACAGGCCGCCCCGCCCAGCGACATCCTCCCGGCCGAGCCGCCCGTTGAAACGCCGACCGAGCCCGCACCCGACGACACCCCCGAAGCCGCTGAAGCGCGACCCGCGACGCTTCCGACGCACGCGCCCAGTACCGAGCGCAATCCCGACGGGACCTTCAAAGCCAAAGGCAAGAAAGATCCCCAAGCGCGGATCGATCATGTCACGTGGGAACGGGAAGAGGCGCGACGCGAAGCCGCCCGGCTGAAAGCCGAACTCGACGCATTACGGGCCGCGCAGCCTGCGACCCAAGAGCCGCCCCGCGAGCCGTCACGCCCTGCGCCACAGCCCGCGGGTGACCCGACTGATCCCGAACCCCAGGAAGCGCAGTTCGACGATTACGGAAAATTCGTCAAGGCGCAAGCGCGCTGGGAAGCGCGGCAGGAATTCCGCGAGCAGTCCCGCATCGCCGCCCAGCGCGCGTTTGTCGCGCAACGCGAGCAGCGGCAACATCAGCGCCTCTCGAGTTACGCCGAGCGCATGGCCGCGGTCGCGACGGCCGATCCCGAGTTTTTCACGCGCCTGCATCCCGAGGTCGCGAACCTGCGGCCGACGAGTCTGCTCGAGCCCGGGCAGGCGCCCTCCCCCCTGAACGATCTTGCCGACGAAGTGCTCGACTCGCCGCACGCGGCGCTCTTGCTCCAGCACTTCTCGGATCACCCCGACGATCTTCGGCGCTTTCAGGCGCTGCGCACGCGCAAGGACCTCTTGCGCGAGTTCACCAAGCTGGAAACGCGCGTCGAGACTGCCTCTGCTGGCTCGGTCCCGACGACGCCTGTTCTGAGTCAGGCGAAGCCACCCATAAAGCCGGTGGGTAGCGCGCCCCCAACCGTCGAGGACGACGGCTCCGACGACGAACCGCTCGAGCGGTTTGTGATGCGCGAGAACGCGAAGGAAGCCAAAGCGGGCCGCCGACGTTAGGGAAGCAGATCCGATGCCCAACACCTTGGTGACCCCGACATGGGTCACGAAAGACGTGGCGCGGGGCTTTGTCAATGATGTGAAGTTCATTGCCAATGTCAACCGCACCTACGACGACCAGTACATGCAGGCCGGCGCCAGAGTCGGTCGCACGGTCAACGCGCGCCTGCCGCAACGCTTCACCGTCACCGACGGCGAAGCCCTGCAACTCCAGAATCTCTACGACCAGACGGTCCCGATCACGCTGACGAATCAGAAAAACGTCGCGTTCGGGTACTCCAGTGCACAGGCGACGATGGAGATCCAGGCCGTCCGGCAGCGCTACACGCAACCGGGGGCCGAAGCGCTCGCCAATGCCGCCGATGTCCTCGCCTATGCGGCCGTGTACAAGGACATCTACTCCAGCGTCGGCACGCCCGGCACCACGCCCACGACACGGCTGACCTATCTGCAGGCCGGCGTGAAACTCACGGATCTGGCGACCCCGATGGAGGGGCGCGTCGCGGTCCTCGATCCCTTGGCGATGGTCAATATCGCCGATGCCGGCGCCGCCTTGTTCAATCCGAGCGCGGTCCTCAGCGAGAACTATCGCAGCGGGCAGTTCGGGCGCAACCAATTAGGGATCGCCGAGTGGTATCAGGACCCCAACCGGCCCGTGCACACGACCGGCACCTTTACGGCCTCGACCCCGCTGGTCAATGGCGCGTCGCAGACCGGCGCGAGCCTGATTACCGATGGCTGGGCCTCCGGCGCGAGCAGCCTGAAGAAAGGCGACATCTTCACGGTGGCGGGCGTCAACTCGGTCAATCCGTTGTCGTACACCTCGACGGGGCGGTTGCAGCAGTTCGTCGTGACGGCGGACATCTCCGATACCACCGGCGAGATGACGATTGCCATCAGCCCCTCCATCATCACGTCCGGGGCGCTCCAGACCGTAGATGCCTCCCCCGCCAATAATGCGGTCATTACCGTCTGGGCGGCCAATCCCGCCGGCGGCACGCTGGCCACGACGACTAGCCCGCAATCCTTGGTCTACCATCCGGACGCCTTTGCGTTCGTGATGGCGGATCTCATCAAGCCCGGCGCGGGCGCGAGCTCGGTCACCGTGCGCAGCAAGGCGCTGGGGATCGCGATCCGCTGGGTCGAGCAGTACCAGATCGGCACGGACCAGAACCCGAGCCGGTTGGACATCCTGATCGGGGCGGCCACCATTCAGGCGCGGCTCGCGGCCCGCGTCGTCGGCTGAGGAGGACGTCATGGCACTCACCACAACCACCCTCTCCAGCGCCGTCGCGGTCACCGATCGGTCGATCGTCGTCACCAGTGCGACCGATTTCACGGCCGGCGATCTCGTGCGCGTCGGCAGTGAATTCATGCAGGTCGCGGCGAGTTATGTCAGCGGCACCACGATTCCCGTGCTGCGCGGGGTGGGCGGCACCGCCACGCAGGCGCATCCCACGAGCGCAAACGCCAGCGTGGGCACCGCGGCCGATTTCGCCAACGCGGCCCCTGGCGCCGCTATCGCGTATCCCCCCGCCCGCGTCCGTGAGGTCAAGAGCTACAGCGCGGCCGGGGCGATCACCTTGCCCACCCCCGGCAACGACATGGTCGCGATCATCAACGGGACCGGGGCGCTGGCGATGACCTTGGCGAATCCGACCAAGGATCAGGACGGCGATCTGCTCTATGTGGTCGCCAACGGCAAAGCCGCGCACACGCTCACCTATACGGCGGGCTTGGGCGACGGGGGATCCGGGTATGACGTCCTGACGTTTGCGGCCGGCGCGCGCAATGGCTCGCTCCTGATGGCCGTCAACGGAATCTGGGCGCC